AATAGCCACGCAGCCACTGCCAGTTCGTGTGTTTACCGTTAGTCATCATCGCTACACAATTACGAAGTGCATCCTTACCAATGCCATAAAGACTCATGGGATGGCAGGGAGTATTTTCATTGATACTGCCCTCAAAGAAGCCAATCTCGTGCATTGTGCCCATAACGCTAATCTTAGCGATACCCGCATCAACCATTTGCTTCAAGAAATGGTAATGCTTCGGCAAATCCGCAATATGATTCTCCGAGTAGTGGACAAAACCATCTCTCCATGCCAGATGAAGAAGGACATTCCCTGGTACTTTCATCCATGCTGTTGAGCTTGTCCACGAACTGCTGCACGGCAGATACGATCTTGCGGATGGTTGGCATCAGGATATCGCCAAAAGAAATAGCCAGCTCCTCCAGCTGAGATTTCAGGATGGTGAGCTGACCATTTAAGTTGTCCTGCATGGTTTCTGCCATGCTCTCGGATGCGCCGTCACAGTTTTCAATGGCACCACGCAGTTTGTTGATGTCCGTCTCGCTGGAATTCATCAGGGCAAGGAAGCCGGACATGGCATTCTTGCCGACCAGTGCCTCTGCGTTGGCGGCCTTCTCAGATTCCGACAGCCCAGAAAATGCCACACGGCAATCCGCAAGGATGTCGTTCAGGCTTCTCATGCTGCCATCCGCGTTGCTGGTCGCAATCGTGACCTCACCGATGTTCTTGCCCACAAAGGTCACTTCACCGGAAAGGCTGTTCATGATGGTACGAAGGGAAGTACCAGCCTGAGAAGCCTTGATACCACTGTTTGCCATCAGACCGATGGCTTCTGCGGTATCCTCTGCCGAGAACCCAAGCGCACCGGCGATAGGCGCACAGTACTTGAACGTCTCGCCCATCATGCTGACATTGGTGTTCGCATTGGAGGAAGCGGCTGCAAGGATATCTGCAAAATGCCCGGAATCCGCCGCAGACAAACCGAAAGCGGTAAGGGCATCGGTGACAATATCCGAAGTCGTAGCGAGGTCTTCACCCGAAGCCGCCGCGAGGTTCATGATACCTTCGATACCATTCAGCATATCCCCCGTTTTCCATCCGGCCATGGCCATGTACTCCATCGCCGAGGCCGCCTCGGATGCAGAGAACTTTGTCTTTGCACCCATTTCACGGGCTTTTGCACGAAGCTGGTCGAAGTCATCCCCAGTCGCACCGGAAATGGCAGAAACCTTACTCATTTCGGAATCGAAATCGGCTGCGGTCTTCACTGCGGCAGTGCCAAGACCCGTTACAGCGGCAGTCACCGGCAGGAACTTCTTACCGACATTTTCTACAGAAGATCCGATGTCCTGTAGCTTTTCTCCGGCTTCATCGATCTTAGCAAGAGTCGCATTCGTGGTCGCCGCCTGGTCCTGTAAGGATCGCAGATTCTGTTCGGTCTCCACGATCTCACGCTGGAGGGCATCGTACTGCTGCTGGGTGATCTCACCGTTGGCAAGCTGCTCATTGGCCTGCTGTGCGGCAGTCTTCAGAGTTGCCAGTTTTTCCTTGGTAGCTTCAATGGCATCCTTCAGCATCTTCTGCTTCTGGACGACCAGTTCTGTATTGGAGGGGTCCAGTTTCAGGAGTTTGTTGACATCCTTCAGTCCGGACTGCGTCCCCTTGATTGACTTGTTTACACTTTCCAGTGCTTTGGAGAGCTTCGTGGTATCGCCGCCGATCTCAACGGTGATGCCCTGGATTCTGGATGCCATGCGGATGACCACCTCCTCGTTTTGGGCATAAGAAAAGCCCATCTGCGTAAAACAGACAGGCAAATACTGTGTATCAATTCAAATTGTTCAGCATATAATAAACACGAAGCAACGTTGCGGTTTTTCTCTTCAAAGTCTTGACTTTTTAGATGCAAACTGCTATACTATGCCTCAGTGATCAGGTTTCAGATACTCGCGAGGACTGAGACCGGGGGGAGGACCTGTTGGCCCTCCTCTTTTCTTTTTATCACGAGTTTACCGAATGCGAGGCAAAGGAGATGCCTAATCAATTACAGAATGATCGCTTTAGAACATACGATCAGCAAATAGATATTCTTAAGAATCAAAAGGGACTCATTATTTCTGATGAAACCATCACCAAGGAATCTTTAATTAACATCGGCTATTTTTCCCTTATTGGTGGTTATAAATATCCATTTAAGAACCCCATGACTCGGAAATACATTAATACTACTTTTGAGGATATCTATGCTCTCTATAAGTTTGACAGAGAACTCCGAGAACTTACTTTTAAATACCTGTGCGAAGTAGAAATGAAAATTCGTCAGGTTATTTCCTATTGTTTTTGTCAGCATCACGGGGATAGTCAAACTCACTACATATCAACTGCAAGCTACCGTTCTAAGCCGAAATATGCTCGCGATATCGCAGTGTTAACGAATATTCTCAGTAAAATAGCCATTCGAGATACAGATCATTCGTATCTCGTCCATCAGCGAAATGCACATCAAAATGTTCCGCTTTGGGTTGCTGTGAATGCATTGACTTTTGGGCAAATATCTAAAATGTATTCGCTTTTGCCCTTCTCCCTGCAAAGTGCTGTTGCCCAAGAATATCCTCATGTAAACGAAAAGGAACTGGAACAGTTCTTAAGATGTTTAACCTTTTACAGAAACGTATGCGCACACAATGAGTGTCTTTATTGTTTCTCTTCTCGCCGTGATATTCCGGACACCAATCTTCATCGCAAACTCAATATTCCCAAAACTGGAACACAGTACACTCAGGGAAAACGAGATTATTTCGCTTTAGTTATAGCCTTCCGCTATCTTCTCTCTGACGATAGCTTTAAGAAATTCAAAAAAGCCTTGTTAGCCTCATTCGCACATATCAAAAAGAAAGCTCCCGACTCACGCAGCAGCAACTGTATGATAAGCTTGGCTTTCCAAGTAATTGGATGAAACTGACTCAATACAAACGATAAAGACTTTCCCGCCCAGTCATCAACGGCTGAGCGGGATTTTTCTTTACGCTCACTCGACGAACGTGCTTATTTCATTTGCGATATAAGCACGTTCGTCTGTTTTTTCGCCTTAGAACCGGTCAAAGTCCTCCTGCGATGCCAGTTCCTTATACGGATACTCGTCGTTCTGCCGCTCCGTAAACATATCATTGACCAACCCGATGGTCAGCAGGTCGAGGTCGGCGATGCTGATACCGAGCTGTACACAGCGCAGCAGAAAGAGCGGGGTGGTCATTTCCCGCTCACTTTTTCGAGGTTTTTTCTGGATTCCACCTCCGTCTGCACGTTCAGACCCCACAGTTCGATCAGCTGGGGCAGGATCTGGTAGATGGAGAAGGTGTTGAACTGGTCCAGAAACTCCTCCGGGCTGTCCGGCACCTTTGCCGGGTCCGCATGACGAGCCATCAGCCATGTCAGGTCCTCGAACATCTCCAGACTGAACAGGTCGAGGTTGGAATTGTCCTCATCGTTCTCCCCCACGCTCTTTTCCAGCTGGCGCAGGTCTTTATAAATGTCACGGCCAAACTTGATGCGGTACAGGCGCGGCACGGCGGCACTTGCCTTAAAAGTGACTTCCTTGCCATCGATCTCGATTTTCTTCGTAACTGCCATAATCGTAATCCTCCAAAATTTCATGTAAAATTGGCAGAGCCGAAGCCCTGCCGTATATCGTGTTTCTTACTCTGCCGGGTCAATGCTCACCAGTGCATTACCGCCGCTCACAGTAGGCAGCTTACCATCCCACTTCTGGATCTTCTGGTACTCGATCAGCGTATCGGACAGGCTTTCTGCCAGTTTGCGGTTTGCCTCTGCCTGTGCTTCTGCGGCAATGGAAGTCTTCTGGGCTTCCGCCTCTGCATTGGTGATTGCCACCTGCTTATCCGCTTCTGCCTTGGCAATGGCGGCTTCACTCTCGATCTTCTGCTTATCTGCATTCTGCTGTGCAATGGACTTCTGCTGGATGGCTTCGTTATAAGCATGCAGAAGTTGAGCTTGCCGCTCTGAATGGTGGTTTTCTGGATCTGACCGAAGCTGGTCTTCACGCCCGTGTAACCGGTGGGGATGATGTGGAACGAGCAGACAGCCAGCACCAGAACGATGATCACTGCGAACAAAGGAAAAAACTTCTTCATAATCGTATACCTCTTTATAATAATGTAAGCAGAGCCGAAGCCCTGCAGTGTGTGTCGGTCACTTAGCCCTGCGGCTCCTCGGTGTGACTGGTGTCTTCGGTGTCCACAGCTTCTGCCTGCGGCTCGTAGACCGCATCGTACCATTTGTTATAGACATCATCGGTGGTGTTGGTGCCGGTCTTTGCCTTGACATAACCGTTTGCCAGAGGGGTTGCCTGCAGGTTCAGGGTGTCCGTCTTGACTTCCTTGCTGTCCTCATTGGTCTCACCCTCGATGGACGGACGGCTTGCCACACAGTTGTACGGCACATGACGGATAGCACACACCCTCGCCGTAACAAGCGAGGGCTTTTTTGAACTCCAGGAGTTCATTTTATTTCCATCACAAACTATATGTTACATACCATATACTTCCATCATGAGTCGAATTCCAACTTTCAGGCCTTCCTCAAAAGCAGTCTTCTCCCATGCACAGCACACCGTCCCCTGCCGGTCCATGATCTTCTCCCAGAGAGGAATCTTATCGCCGACATAGTCATCTACGAGCCTATCCATTCCATCTAACCCACGCAGCCACTCTTCCAGTTCCTTTTCTTTGGCCTTTGCCGCTTTACCGGCAACTGTGTTTTTCTCGGATCAGCCCTCCACCGCTTCATCGCTCTGTATCTCCGCTGCCGTTCTGCACCAACACTGATTTTCTCTTTATCTGCTGTGCCTGGGAAGTACACGCCTTTTTTATAAGGCAGGTACGAAGTAACAGAGGCTTTGGAAAGTTGAAGAGTGTTTGCAGTTGACAGGATGGCGGTTTTGTAGTCCTGTGTTTCTCGATACTCCTCAAAAGTATCCTGTACCTTCTCCGCCACTTCTGATTCATACACGCCAGCCGTGATGAGCAGCTTCCGTACCTTGATAGGATTCAGATTCAGAGCATCAGCGATGTCTTGGAGGGAGCATTCCTCCTCATAAAGCACCACAGCCGCATCCATCTGCTCTTTTAGATTCTTCCCGGCATCATACTCCGGCTTCAGCTTCTTCCGGCCTCCACCGGGCTTTCTGGCTTTATACGCTCTTTTCTCTCCCATGATTATTCATGCAGTTCCAGCGGCAATCCGTCCGGGTCGTGGAAGAAAGTCATCTTCTTGCCGGTGTAATCGTCAACCCGGATCGGCTCACATTCTATACCTAATTCTCTCAACTCTTTCACTGTCTGTTCCACGCTCTCTACACAAAAAGCAAGGTGCCGTAGACCACAGGCTTCTGGACGATTCACACGCTTTGGAGGATTTTCTTCAGCGAAAATCTCCAGCTCTGTGTATTCATTGACACGCAGATCCAGCTTCCAATCTTTACGCTCTGATCGGTAGTTTTCTCTGATGACAGAGAATCCCAACTTATTCACATAGAAATCCTTTGCGGCTTCGTAGTCAGACACGATGATGGCAATATGATGTATTTTTGATAAATTCATTTTTCTCACGCTCCATTTCTTCAAATTTTGTTCTTCTTTTATTTCCGTTATAAACTATACATCAACCTTCAAAAATTACCGTGTGAACTCCTGGAGTTCAGTTTGTCCACACGGATTTTATTTTTTCTTGGGTTCTTGTTTATTTCAGCTTTTCCAGAATCTCATCCGCGCTCATCCCGCTGGCTAATAATTTCTTAACCACACTCTCGGCTTCTGCTTTCTTTGCTTCTTCTGCAGCCTTAGCATCTGCCTTTGCCTTCTTCGCTTCTAGGGATGCCGCTTCTTTTTCGGCCTTCTTCAGAGCAGTCTTCTTCTCTTTCAGTGTATTCTTCTGCTCCTCAATCGCTTTCTGGATGGATGCGATCTCAGTATTCAGAGATGCAATAGTTTCCTGCTTCTCCGCAATCTGAGTTGCGTAGTCATTGGCTACCTTCGGTTTGTTCTTGCTACCTTTGGTTCTGGGCATCGTGATAACCTCTTTCCTTTTATAGTTGTTCAAGTATAGCACTGTGTTGGGGTGAGGGCAATATAGTCATTTACACCTGCTGAAAAAGGTCAAATCCCATTCGTTTAGAATAATCAAAGTTCTTTTTGTGGGCAGCATTTCTAAGTGCCATTCCTAGTGTCTGACTAAGTTTAAGCTGATCATCACCCGTCAAATTTGCCATATGTGTTAATCCAAATTGACCTTTCTCATCTAACGCATTCCACAGAGCTTCACTTAATATAACATTCTCGGAAAAAAGCGGAAGCATCAAATTAAAATAGAAAAGTATTTTTTCTAGGTTAGCTGTTTTTATTGATTGGAAAAATGAACGGTAAAATTCTTCTTCGCTATCTAAGCAACTCATTAAAATATACGACTGATTCACTTCCGGCAATACCGTTATTGCCAATCTATGCATTTTTCCCTTATTATCAATACTTTTTATTCTATTTCCATCTATATCATAATCCGGGGCTATATATGCATAATTCGCAAATCCCAACTTATACGGAATTGTAACCACAACCGTACTTATACCGTCATGTGTTCCAGCTAAAATTTCTGTATCAAACTTTTTCTTAACCGTTTCAAATTCTTCCATTCGTAGGCATTGGATTCGATACTCTTTCACTTGCTCTGGCAAAGAGAATACACCCGGCCGTTTTGAAAACATTCTTCTAAATAGCCACATCAAGTGTCTCTGTTTTGCATATTCAAAAACAAAAGCTTTATATGCATACACAAACTTCATTTCATCATTATTTGCGTCAAAGTCAGGTGATCCAGCTTCAATTACCTTAAACGCTTGTGTGTCATGCACATCGCAAAAGCAACTTTGCGTAGTTGCTTTATTACCACTTACTCTTGTAAACGGAACAATCAGTATTGGATTTACAGGATCTTCTTTAATCACTATAGGTTGCTTAGCTGGATCTTGCATTATCACATGATTATCTGCACTTGCAAGCAATGAAATAATCTTATGATTTTGTAAAGCATGTGCTTCTTTGATTTTTCCCTTGCATTTCGCCTGATCCGGATGTAAGCACACCTTATCCTGTTTAAATCCTTTTCTCATTTCTTCCATCAATAGAACTTCAACCGGTTTCTTTGAATTCACCGGGCCATCATCGCTTTTTCCTTTACAACAATCCTTGTATGATTTTCCTGATCCACACGGACAACTTTCATCGTCATGCAAATACAGCTGATTCTCTGGAATTTGAAGTTCCTTCATTGTGTCATAAAGAATTTTTGCGTCTTTATTTAGCAGTGAAAATATTTTCATTTTTATATCCCAAAACTTCCTCCGTATATTCATCATTTACACATATCCAACCTTTTCACATCTTCGCCGATTATAATAGACCGTTGCCTGCTACTCACCACGGAGAGGTGTGTGATTATTATTACGAGCAACGTAGGGAGCTATGCTCCCAATATCATTCATGGACATTTAAATCACTTCTTAACAACTCTCCATTCCAAATTATATCTTTCACCTATTACTAAGTTTTTGAATGTATGCTCAATTATTCCTGATTTTGGCTTTATAACCTTTGAAATTTTCGGAACCCTATCAACAGAATGTCCATACATATTATATTTGCACTCTAATAATTTGAGATTGTTCGCCACCCGAACACAAAGTGTTAAGTTTCTCACTGGAAAAGAATTTGTTAATCCTAAATACTGATGCTCCACATAATTACAACCATCAATAAAAAATTCTGCATCTATTATATATATTTTTCCTTTTTGAGATGCTTCCTCAAGCCTTACTGTATAAGCCTGAAATGCACCGTCAGAAAATTCATCTACGATAAGCTGATTTTTATTTTTTAGAGATTTTGTGATTGTTCCACCTGCGTTCCACGAATAGCGATCCGTATAGTACTGAATTCCATCTGCAAGCATTCGAATATACAATTTTTTTGTATATTTTATAACCGTAGTGCTGATATATTCCATACAAAACTCTTGGTTCTCTAATACATATGGATAAGTAAAATCGCCAATTGCATCCGAAGCTCTTACCCAACCTAATAAGTTAGAGTTTTCTTCACAATTTCTCAAAGCATTCATCACACAGTTTTTCAATGAAGAAAGATCATCGAAAAAGCTGCACATTTTATTGTTTTTTATGCTGCTCTTAAATATTTTTGTAAATATTCGGCATCACTGATTTCGTAGTCACCCTTTGCAATTTTATTTGCAATTCCCTTATCACTAAGTATTATGGCAATTGGTTTTTTTCCTATCCGCTTAGCGTACTCATATTCTCTTTGTATATAACTTTTCCCGATTCCGTTCTCCCTGCTTCCATATCGACCACCCAAGATTAATATAAAAACATCGCTGTCACGTATCCATTTTTTTATTACTTCAAACTGTTTCTTATTGTCAGCAGAAAATAATTCCATTCCAGCTGGGATATGACCTGCTTCTAATATTGCCTCTACTGCAGCTTGCCTTTCTAAAATCATATCTGTCCAGGTGGAAGATACGAATACTTGCAATTTTTTCTTCATATATCTTCTCCCCCTTTGTATAATACTCTGTTTTTTATATACCGAAAGCCACGGTCTCCCGTGGCTCCAGTATATCACAAGTCTACAAATAAATCAGCCTTGTACACGCCTTTTTCTAGCATTTTCTTGAAACTGTCCTTTACTGCTGCGACATCCTCATGGTAGGTCATTCCGTACCAGGTGTCGTTGGTTTTCAAAACCTTCACAGACATCTTGCCCTGCTCCAGTAATTCTCCAATGAAGATAGGGATCAGATACTCGGCTTTCTGAGGATTACCCGGTACTTCTTTCTCGAAGAACTCTTTGAATCCCTCCTCCAGCACGTCTAGGAAATCAGGAGTCAAGCCCCACATATTCATGGATACCAGAGAATTCACATCAACAACCACACCATCTGCCTCTGCTCCAGCTGCGGTCTTTACGATGTTCTTAGTCTCCACAACCTCAGTCAAGTTTCCATTCTCATCCATCTTGCAAATACCGCGAGTCACGCCGCCGTTATCTGACAGAGTGTTCTTCAGAACGAAACCAGCCATGCAGGACTTGCCACCATTTACCAAATACTCATGGACAGCCTTAAAGCCTTCCTTGCCATAGTAATCATCTGCATTGATCACAATGAATGGGATTTTGATTACTTTCTTCGCTGCGAGCACAGCCTGACCGGTTCCCCACGGTTTTGTACGGCCTTCCGGAAGTTCTCCCGGAATATCGTTGATATCCTGAAAAGCGTAGTCCACAGTTACATTATGAGAAGAGCAAATAGCAGCAATGCGATTACCGATGGCCTCTTTGAACTCCTTCTCAATATCATTACGGATAATAAATACCACATGATTGAAACCAGCTTCAATCGCATCATGGATTGAGTAGTCCATGATGATATGGTTTGCATCATCGACCAGCTCCAACTGTTTAATTCCTGTTTCAAATCGGCTGCCATGATAAGTAATGTTGTTTTCATCTCTTTCTCTTTTCTTTTTTAATTAAACAATCCGCTTTCCAATCAGAGGTATCTTTTTGATTACAACATCAACAAAATAAGCGCAAACGAAAATCAGAATAGCAATTGGTATTGACGCAAACGGATATCTAAAATTTGTTGCAACCATATTGTTGCTTGAGATAACGTAGCTTAATAGATATGGTAATATTATTTACTTCAATCAATTTTCATTCCAGCCTTTATCCAATTATCGAACTCTATCTTAATAATATCAGCCGTGTAATAATCGCCCTCTCCTTCATCCTTATGGTATGTAAACCATTCTTTTGGTTTTCTATCAGGATTATTTTTTACCAATTTATCAATCATATTGTTATAACTACAGGTACCCATAACAATAGCTGGATTCCCATCTTTATTTCCGTGGTCCGCATAATGACACGCTCTTGACACAGCCTTACCAATCCATATCTTACTATTAATTCCAACACCTTTGCGTCCCGCCTTAACTACTAATTCTTGAGCCGTTGACATTCCAATCCCAACTTTTATCTCAGGCAAATTATGTTCTCTAAATAGCTGATTAAGCATTTTCATGAAAGTATTTACATAAAAACACTTATTTGCAGTTTCATATACATCCGCCTGCTTTGGATTAGTATACACTGCATATACACAATCCCCTCGCATGCCAATTTCTCGAAGATTATCATCATCTCTCAAAATCTCAATAATTTCCGAGGAAAAGCTTCGGAAAACCTTAGCTAATTTCTCCTTATCTTCATCCGCGCATAATTCCGTCGAATCACGCATATCCACAAAAATAGCACTTACCCAACTATAATAACCATTTGTAAACGTAAAATCATCATCATTTGGAAGTTTGTCTTGTTCCACAACTTCCATATCGTTGTCCAAAATTTCTTCTAAACGTTGTTTGCCCGCTTTATAATCATAATCTGCCATTACTTTCTACCCTCAGTACAAATAGATTCCAATTAGAAACATCACTACAAGTGCAATGAAGCCAATTATCGTCCACTTAATTCCTTTATTGTAGTTCACGTGCTTTTCATTTGCAATTTTTGAATTTATGTAAATTTGAGAAAGAAGATCATTCAGATACTCTTCTTTTGTCATGTTCAATACATCATTTTGGAAAACCTGATAAGAAGCCTTATCACTTATTTTTCCAAAGAATAGTACCGAATCTGTTATCAAATCAGGTTCATTGTAAACATTGGAATTGATTCTTGCAACTAATGTAAAAATCAGTCGTGCAATTCCATCGCACAACATAAATGTTGCTATCCCAAGAAATCCAATATATAAGATCGTACAGAAATTTGCAGGCGGCATAATATTTTGCAACACATTATACATTTCTGCCATTCCGTCATTTGTAAAAATAATTGTCAGCAGAACTCCTACCAACGCAAGCACTATGCCTGCTTTTGAATCACAGCTATTTATCCAGGCATTTATTCTATCTAATGACGCTTTCGCCTCTTCTATTTGTTCATCAACATCCAGTGTATCTACTATCGTTGTTCCCGCCATTATAGCAATTCCTTTCTTACACTTTTAATGATTCGACTTATTTCACCGATGGTCATATCACAATCCTAGAAAGTCATCCACATATAGACATCTTTTTGGCTTTGTTGTGTCTTTTTCCAACCATCCATGGTGCGATTCTTATAATCACCTCATAAGCTATACTGCAGATAGCAAGTGTTATAGCCACAACGATTAACGCTAATAGAAGATTCTCTCGTACGGCATCTGTGCTCATGTGCAAAGGAATGGATACTATTTTTACTACAATTCGATACACAGGACCATGAATGCAGAGAACCATCAACGAAATCCGTCCGAGGTATTGCAGGAGACGGTTTTGGTTGATTAGCATTGCCATCAAACCTACGCCTACCACTCCAATCATAGCAGTTACAAACCACATTAGCCCCCTGGTCAAGCCATAAAAAGCCAGAATGAAGTTCAGTACAATCAGAATAATTGCTATTCCGCCTGATGTAATCTTCCGTTCTGCCACTTGCCCAGCTTTAATTTGTCCTGCCAATGCCACGCCCAGCGCATAAAAACCTATGTACTTGAACACGCGATTGAGTCCCCAAAACAGCTCCGGCATCGGAAGAACAACATAGATAAGACTCATCAGCGCAGAAACAATATAAGCTATTTTCTTGCCGCCCAGATTGACCAGTATATTGAAAAGAGCTACCGTCACAAAGAAACACGGCAAAAACCACAGATGAACGTTGAAGTCCAAATTGTCATAGCAACCAGAAAATAGTCCTAGGAGAGAATCCATGAAGCTCATATCCGAATTCCGGAATCTTCTCTCTATCACTTGCCAATATAAAAGTACCAGCAAACCGAACG